ATGAGATACTTAACTTCGGTGTAGCTGGTGGTCGTGGAGCTATAGAGTTTCTACAATCATTAAGAGACATGTTCAAAGGTGGACAAGGTTCTAAGTTAAATGTAACAGTCAAGTGGGACGGAGCGCCTGCTCTATTCTGTGGACCACATCCTGAAACAGGTAAATTCTTTGTAGCTAAGAAGTCACTATTCAATAAGACACCAAAGTTCTATCACACAAATTCAGAGATAGATGCTGAGTTATCAGGTGAGTTAGCTAGTAAGTTTAAAGTAGCATTAGCTGAATTCTCTAAACTAGGAATGACAGAGATATTACAAGGTGATTTGATGTTCACTAACGATACATCTACATTGGATATCGATGGTGTTAAACACATCACATTTCAACCAAACACAATTCTCTATGCAGTTGAGAAAGATTCTACGATTGGTAGAGACATACAAAAAGCTAAGATAGGTATTGTCTGGCATACAACATACAAAGGTAAGACTATAGAAGATTTAAAAGCTTCATTCGGTGCTAAAATACCAGGAAAAAGTTCGTCAGTATGGCAAGACGATGCTACATACAGAGATGTTTCAGGTAAAGCTAACTTCACGACAGGAGAGACAGAGAAAGTAACTAAGTTATTGTCAGCTGCAGGTAGTCAGTTTCATAGGATCAATTCATCATCATTCAGTAAATTTATGACATGGCAAGACAGTCTTGGCGCATCAGCAGTAGGTTCGGGGTTCAAAACATACCTAAATACATATACAAGAGCTGGAAAGAAGTTACCGAAAGGTAAACAAGCTGTTAAAGGATATGTAGCTCATTTTACTACATGGTGGAAAAAGAACAAAGGTGATAATGATGTACAAAATTCTAAACTTAGAGAAAATCTAAGAATGATTAACAGTTCATTATCAACACTAGAAAATGTAGTAGACTTTATGAGATTTTTGATTGAAGCTAAATTGATGATTATTAAGAAAATGGATTCTGCTAAAGGTTTAGCTAGGACATTCGTTAAGACGGACAAAGGATTAAAAGTAGTAGCTCCAGAAGGATATGTAGCTATAGATAAAACTGGTGGTGCTGTTAAAATAGTAGACAAGATGGAATTTAGTTTCAACAACTTCACAGTAGCTAAGAATTGGGATAAATAACATGGACAAAAAACAAATAGATGAAGGTAGTCTAGTCGCTAACATTCAAGACATTTTAGATGTAATTACAAAAGAACTTAAGTCTCGAATGGAGAAAAAATATAAAAGCAACGCTAGTGACGGTTTAGGTTTCATCAATCAAGTAGCTAAGTCAGTAGGTATGAAAGTGACTGATAAGAAACAACAAGCAGGAAAATTGTTTCTAAAATTAGATAATGACTTAGAAGAAAGAAAACAAGAACAAGACCCGCATGTTGATGATGTTGACGGTACACAACCAAAGAAATACTACAAAGGTTTAAGTAAGAAAGATAAAGAAGCAAGAGCGCAACACTTTAAGAAAGGTAGTAAATCACCAGCACCTGGTGATGATGATGCAAAGACTACACCAAGTAAACATACTCAGAAATTTAAGAAGATGTTTGGAGAAGGTGATGCAGATAAATCATTAAATGATAAGTCTAAGAAGTCTGGAATACCTGTAGGAATACTTAAACAAGTATTCAAAAGAGGTGTTAAAGCATGGCAGACAGGTCATAGACCAGGTACTACAGCAGTACAATGGGGACATGCTCGAGTTAATTCTTTTATCACTAAAGGTAAAGGGACATGGGGCAAAGCTGATAAAGACTTAGCTGATAAAGTCAGAGGTGAATCAAACGAAGGTTTATGGGATAATATCAGAAAGAAGAAAGAAAGAATCAAAAAAGGTTCTGGTGAGAAAATGGGTAATAAAAATTCTGTTGATATAGACGCCTATAATAAAGCGAAGAACTCAAAATGAAAACATTTTTAGAACATATTAATTACGGATTATATGAAGATCAACATGTACCATTAGAGATGCCTATGGTCGAAGATGATGATAAAGAACTCAACAAACCTAAAAGAGGTGGTGCTAAGAAGTTCTATGTATATGTTAAAGACGGCGATAAAGTTAAGAAAGTCTCATTCGGAGCAAAAGAAGGTGGTGGTAATCTAGCAGTTAAGTTAGACGATCCAGAAGCAAGAAAGAACTTTGCTGCAAGACATAATTGTGATACAGCAAATGATAAACTATCTGCAAGATATTGGAGTTGTAGATTACCAACTTACGCTAAACAGTTGGGAATGAGTGGTGGTGGAAATTATTTCTGGTAATCCTTACGAGGAAGACGGGAAGTTCCGAACATTCTATTCAGCAGTTAGTAGTGATGAGTTAGTTTGGCATCGTGATAATGAAGAAAGAAAAGTAACAGTTATAGAAGGACAAGGTTGGCAGTTTCAATTTAATGGGAGTCTACCAATAGAGTTAAGAGAAGGAAAAGAAGTTATGATACCTAGAGATATGTATCATAGACTAATAAAAGGTAAGACAAAATTAGTTTTACAGATAGAAAAAATATGAGTACAAGAGATCAAGACAATTTTTTAAAACTTTCGATAAAAGGATTCGCCAACATGGCGAAAGATGTCAGTAAGTTTGATAAAGGCCTAGAAAAGATAGCCAAAGATGCTGTGTCACAAGGTAAAAAAGGATATCTAACATTCATGAATTGGTTTCAGAGTTTGAATGACGGAGACAAATTAGCGTTAGCAGGTGAATTATCTTACTACACAAAACAGAAAGATAAGACTATAGAGAAGATGTTGAAATACAAATTCGAATCAGTTAAATTAAAATCATTTAACCAGTTAACTGAAGCTAAAGATAAGGGTGTTACATTTACATACGGTAGATTTAATCCACCAACAGTCGGTCACATGAAGTTAGCCGCCAAGATGAAATCGATATCTAAAGGTCATGATGTACACATATACACTTCACATACAACAGACAAGAAGAAAAATCCATTGTCAAACAAACAGATTCGACAGTTTATGAATCCTATGTTGCCGAGTGGTATTGATGTACAAAAAACAGAAGCTAGAACGGTATTTGATGTTGTAGTAAATCTACATAATAATGGATATGAACATGTACAAATGGTTGTAGGTTCAGACAGAATACGAGAATTTGATATGTTATTAAATAAATATAACGGAATCAAAGCAAGACACGGTTATTATAAATTTGAAACAATTAAAGTTGTATCAGCAGGTGAACGGGATCCAGATGCAGAAGGAGTTGACGGTATGTCAGCGTCTAAAATGAGACAATTAGTTCACATGGGTGATAAAGAAACATTCGTCAACTCATTACCTAGAGGTTATAAACTCGGTGATAAGTTATATACAGCTGTACAGAAAGGTATGGGATTAAAAGAAGATGTATTCCCAGACTTTATGTATGAGTTATACAATCCTCAAAAACATGAATGGGGGACAGATGCTGGTAGAGAATACGCTCAAGATCATACACCAGGTCAGTCTGTACTAAGTTACGCCAAAAAGAGAGTACAAGAACAAGAAGTACCGAAGAAAGTATTAGTTGATAAAGAGAAGATGTACAAAGATTTAAAAAAAGAACGAGATGATTTTGTCAAAAGATACGGTAAAAGAGCAGACGAAGTAATGCACGCAACAGCAATGACAATGGCTAAGAATAAACATGGAATTAATTAAATATAAAGAAGACGATTTAGTACTTGAATTAGACGAGGGTGTAAATGATCCTGGAATATTCAAGGCTATAATACTAGCTGGTGGACCAGGTAGTGGTAAATCTCTTGTTGCAAAGAAACTAGGTCTCAAAAGTTTAGGACTTATAGTTGTAAACTCAGATAGTTATTTTGAGATGTTAATGAAACGAAAAGGTTTATCATTGAAGATGCCCGAGAATGAAACAGAAGACAGAGAAGTAGCTAGAATGGCAGCTAAAGGATTAACTGATAAAAGATATAAGTCATTGATTAACGCTAGACTAGGTATTATAATAGACTCAACATCAGGTGATCAAGGTAAGACATTTAAAATGATGCGAGAATTAAAAAGTTGGGGATATGATGTTAAAGCTATATTTATTCATACTGATTTAGATGTAGCAATACAAAGAAATGCCGTAAGAGCAAGAACTGTACCACCAAAGGTATTAGAGAAATCACATGCAGCTGCTCAGAATGTCAGAAAGATGATGATAAAATCCTTAGGTAGAAATTATCACGAAATAATAAACAATGAAGAAGGTAAACTTGACACTAGTCTTGCTGGTAAATTGACAACATGGTCAAGAAAACCTAATAAGAATGCATTAGATTGGATCGCTGCTGTCAAAAGAGGTATGGATTCGTCTGTTAGAGAAGACATAAATAATAATATGATTAAAAGATTTAAGGAGTACACCTCATGGCGATAGGAACTAGTAATGTCGGACTGTTACAGATTGCTAACGAATTCGGTGCTTCGACATCTAATATTAGTCAACAGACTATGGGTACACAACAAGTATTAATAAATCCTGGTAACAGTAGACAAACATATACACTAACAGATTCAATAACTTTAACTACAGAGGATTCAACTGTATCAGACAATACTAATATGACGAGTTCTAGTAATGTTGAATTGAGTGAATTTAAATCATACACACAAGCGAACCCAGTACAATTTAGTTCATCTTCAGGT